GGATAAAGCGAGTCTGGGTTCCATCGGCAATCACGCCGCTGGAGAAACCCCATGGACCGCCTCGCTGCCCTCCGTGCCGAAGCCAACGAAGTGGCTGAGCGTCTTGAGTCGCTCGCCGCTCTCGACACCGACAACACCGCCGATGCGGCCACACGCAAGATGGAGCTCGACGGGCTGACCGCCCGTGCCGCCACCATCAGCGACAAGATCGCCTTCGAGGAGAAGGTGGCCGAATCGGCCGCCAACCTCCGCAAGGTTTCGGAGCGTTGTGCCCCGGCTCCCGAAGTGCGTGCCGACGAGCCCAAGGCTCGCATCGAGCCCGTCCGTGACGGCCGCCGGCTGAAGGCGTTCCGCTCGCACGAGGAAGCGTACCGTGCCGGCCAGTGGATCAAGGCGACCTACGGCGGCGACGCCGAGGCCCGCCGGTGGTGCCACGATCACGGCGTTGAGGCCCGTGCGATGGTTGAGGGTGTCAACTCGGCTGGCGGGTTTAGCGTGCCTGACGAGCTCTCCAGCACCATCATCCGCAACGTCGAGACCTACGGCGTGGCTCCGACGGCGCTGCAGAACTTCTCCATGTCGTCTGACGTCCTCTCGATCCCGAAGCGGGTCAGTGGCGTCTCCGGTGCGTGGCTCGGCGAGAACAGCGAGTTCACCTACTCGGACATGACGGGCACCCAGGTTCAGCTGGTCGCCCAGAAGTTCGGCGTGGCCACGAAGCTGAGCAACGAGCTCTTCGCTGACGGCATCGGCATTGCAGACCTCATCGCAAGCGAGCACGCGCTTGCCGTCGCAAAAGCCCTCGACGAGGCGGCCTTTATCGGTGACGGCACCTCGAGCTACGGCGGTCATCACGGCATCACCGTGAAGATCAATACCTCGTCCTACACGGCGAGCGTGGTGAGTGCTGCCACTGGCAACACGGGCTTCGAGACGCTCGACAAGGAAGATTTCCTGTCGGTCATGGCGAAGTGCCCGCGGTACGCCATCCCCGGTGCCCGCTGGTACATCTCGCCGGCTGGCTACCACGCTGCCATGCAGCGGCTCGACCTGGCCCAGGGCGGCAACGCTTCGGTGGCCCAGGGCTTCGGGCTGACGTTCATGGGGTATCCGGTTGTGCTCGTTCACGTCATGAACAGCACGCTGGGTGCGGATGCCTCCAAGATCAAGTGCCTCTTCGGCGACATGGCCATGGCGGGTGCCCTCGGCATCCGGCAGGGCTACCAGCTGCGGATCAGCCAGGAGCGTTTCGTCGAACTCGACCAGACGCTCGTCAGCGGCGTGGTTCGTGCCACGGCCAACTTCCACAGCCTGGGCTCGACCAGCGAGGTCGGGCCGGTGATCGCCCTGAAGACGCCTGCGGCCTGATACCTGACCTTCACCCTCTTGGAGAGATGAACCTATGATTCCTGTTGCTGCAACGAAGAGTGTGGTGGCTGGCAAGGGCGCGGTGTACACCTCGTCTCAGACCAACACCCTGACGCTCGACACGCTGGGCTTCGATTTCGCGTCCATCGACGTGATCTTCGGACCGGCGGCGAGCACCTCGAGCGTGGCCCAGACGCTGACCCTCAAGCAGGGCGATGCGTCGAACGCCGTGACCGAGAACGTCACCGGGTTCACTGGCGATCTGAAGCCGGCGGCCTACGCCGGGCAGACCGTCACGGACACCATGACGATCAGCCGGCTTGAGGTGGATCTCAAGGGCAAGAAGCGGTACCTGGCGGTGGCGGCCTCGCCCAACACCGACACGGTCATCGTCGTGGCGGCCCGTCTGGCTCGTGGCGAGGAATCGCCCTACGACGCCACCAGCAAGGGCGTGAAGGTCAACACCGCCGGCTGACGCTTGACAGCACGAGCACAGTGGACGGCAGGCAGGGCATCACGCTCTGCCTGCCGTTCTCGTTTTTCGGAGGTGCCATGCTCGTCTCGGTTGGCGGCACGCAGGTAGACGTCCGTGTCGAGGCCATCATGTCGATGCCTCGTCTGTCGTTCACGGCCAATCATTTCGCATGGGCTCAGGCCCTCATGCCGCTGGGCATCCGCCCCACGATGGGCACTGGTGCGTTCTGGGACCAGGTCAACACGAGGGTGATGGAACAATTCATCGACAAGGCTGAATACCTGCTGACCATCGACTACGACACCTTCTTCACGAAAGAAGACGTCGAGCAGCTCTTCGCCATGGCGATGACATTTCAGTGCGACGCACTGACTGGACTGCAAACCAAGCGTGAGGACGGCCGCCCGATGCTGACGCTCAAGGGCACGCTGGCCAATCCGCCAGAGGATCAGAAGGCCACGCTACCCATGTCGTGGTTCATGGAGCCGGTGCAGGAAGTGGACTCCGCACACTTCGGGCTGACCGTCATCTCGACGGCCGCACTCAAGCGAGCCAAGAAACCGTGGTTTTGGAGCAAGCCCGATGCCAACGGTTCCTGGCACGACGGGCGACGAGATCCTGATATTTATTTCTGGGAGAACTGGCGAGAGTCTGGCAACCGTGTGTTTATCTCGCCACGTGTGATCCTGGGCCACGGCGAGTACGTCGTGACCTGGCCGGGCAAGGATCTCGGAACGCCGGTTTTCCAGTGGACAAGTGATTTCACAAGGCACTGCAAAAAGCCTGAGTCTGCATGGAGCCTGCCACAACCATGAAAATACGGATGGTTCAGTCGTTCCGCTTCTACCGGCGTGGGCAGGTGTTGCCAGACGTGCCTGATGGCATGGCCCAGGACTGGATACGCCGAGGACTTGCCGTAGAGGACAAGCAGACAGAGATCGTCGAGACGGCCGCCGTCGAGCCCCAGGCGGAACGTGCAGACGCAACGCCACGCAAGCGAGGGAGGCCACGTGCAGTACCGCAGCCTGACACGACAGACCGCACCGGCAGTTGAGCCGGTGACGCTGAGCGAGGCAAAGGCCCACCTGCGTATCGACTCGTCGGACGAGGACACGCTGATCGGCACGCTGATCACGGCGGCTCGTGAGTGGTGCGAGGAGTACCTAGACCGATCTTTGATACATCAGCAGTACGTGATGCGGCTCGACTCGTTCCCATACGAAATCGAACTGCCACGCCCGCCGATGGCGACGTCAGGGACGACGACGGCCCTGACGCTGACCTACACGCTGGGCGACGATTCCACGGCCGTCCTGGCTGCGACCGAGTACCGCATCGACCGCAACTCCACGCCTGGCGTGGTGCGGCAGCTGCGAGAGGGAACGTGGCCGGCAAACCTCGACGACCAGAACGCCATCACGGTCACGTGGTGGGCAGGCTACGGAGCTAGCGGCTCTAGCGTCCCGGCGGCCATCCGCTCGGCCATGCTGATGCTCGTGGCCCACCTCTGGCGAAATCGTGAGATGACGACCGAGGCTGCTTTGTCTGAGGTTCCGATGGGCACGAAGGCCCTGCTCGATTCCGCACGCTGGGGCTCGTATCGCTAATGCCACTCGACGCTGGCGAGCTCACGGAACGCATCACCATCGAGTCGCCAACCACCGGGCAAAACGAGCTCGGCGAGACGACTCTGACATGGGCGACCTACGCCACGGTGTGGGCGAAGGTTCAGCCACTGTCTGGCCGTGAGGCTGAGCGGTACGCCGAGGTGGTTGGGCTGTCGGGCCACAAGGTCACGATTCGTGCCCTGTCTGGCCTGACCACGTCCATGCGTGTTTTGTACCGCAGCCGCACCCTTGAGATAGGTGCCATCAACGAGTACGAACGGCGGTGGTATCTCGAGCTCGTGTGCACGGAGAAGCAGACATGAGCCTGGTCGAAGCGCCCGAAGCGTTCCTGTTTCAGCGGCTGACGTCTCGCACCGCCGTGAGCCAGTACATCAGTGCCAGGGTGTACCCGATGGTGGCCCCATCTGGAGCGGCATTGCCGCTTGTCACCTACCAGCGAACGGCCGTGGAGCGACCGCAGTCATTAGCTGGCAATGTTGGCAATCCTGTTGTGACGCTGCAGCTGACGACGTATGGCACTTCGTATTCCAGCGTGAAAACAGTGGCCAGGGAGATTCGCCTGGCGGTCGATGGGTGGACTGGCACCACGGCGAACGTCACGATCCAGAGGAGTACGCTGATAAGCGAGGCGGATGCCGTGGACATGCCACAGGATGATCAGATGCTTCCGTACTACCTCGTCTCCCAGGCGTTCCAGTTTCGTATCAACGAGGTGGTGTGATGGCTTCCGGCGGTGCAGAGTTTCGGCTCAACACCACGGAAAAGGACGCCCGGTGGATGCGTGGCGGCGTCCTTCAAGAGACGCTCGTTCTGCCATCGGCTCAGGTGCGTGCGGCGGTTGAGTCCAGCATGCAGGTGGGCCTATCGGCCCTCCGCAACAACCTGTCCGCCATTCGGGTTCGCACGGGCAGGTTGCAGAGGTCGCCGGCTGTTCTGACACGGAAATACGGTCGAGATCCGAAGTACCGGATCGTGGGGCTGCTTGGCTACAAATCTGGAGTGGCCCCGCACGCACGGTATATCGAGCTTGGCACGCCGCCTCGAGACGGCAGGGGCAAGGTGACGGCACAGCGACCGGCTTGGCTGGCGTTTTTTCACAACCGTGAGCGTATGGCCCAAATGCTTCAAATGGAGCTTGAACGCATGGCGGCGGACGCGCTGTCCAAAGTGCGATAAGTCTGCAAGGGAGGCGGCCTTCGCCACTAGCATTTCCTGTGGGCACCGATCCCACGATTCACAGGAGATAAGCAGATGGCGACCGACTCGCAGGGCCAGACGTTCACTTTCGGCGGCACCAACTTCACGGCCACCAATGTCACCGTCACGCCAGGCGGCGACCTGCTTGACCAGTCCCACCTCGGGCTGTCTAGCGGTGCTGGCCGCATCTATCAGGCACCGGCGCTGAAGGACAACGAGATCAGCGTCGAGGCCCTTGGTACGACCGTCCTGGCGATTGGCACGACTGGCTCGATCTCGTTCGCCGGCATCAGCGGCAGTGCGACCGTGTCGTCCTCCAGCGTGACCTACGCAGTCGGCGAGCTCGTCCAGCAGTCCGTGACGTTCAAGTACGCCTGACGGCCTGGAGGTCGTCGTGGCA